AAACCAGCGAAGGTTTATCCCTTCCGTGAGTTCGAATCTCACCGCCTCCGCCAGCACTCGTTTTTAACGATAGTGCTTACTAACAAAATCTTAATCGTTTCCGCAACTTTTTAATCATTTCCGCAACCCCCCTTCGAAAATGGCTCTACCGGGTCGGTTTGACTGACTCTCCGATGCGCCGATAGACTTTCTCGGTGATCTGCTGCTTCGTGTGGCCAAGCAGCTTGCTGGCATCGTCCAGGCTCTCAATTTCACTCGCGGCCTTGGGCCGGATGTCGCGGAATTGAAACTCTCGGATGCGGGCGGCCAGTGCGGTTTTTTCCTCTGCGTCGGCCGTCTTGGCAGCCGCGGCGCGCGCCTTATCAAAGCGCAGTCTCAGCGTCCCCTTGTTGAGTGGCTGACCCGCCGGTGTCGCGACCAGGTAAAGACTGTGTACTTTGCGTGGGCGCGCTTTCACGCGATCAATGACCTTGCCTAGCTCCGATCGGACACCGCTGTCGTCCAGGACAATGCGGAGGAACTTCTTTGTTTTCCCCTGGCGGATCTGCAGCGCGCCGTCGCGCTCGTCGGTGAGCATAATCTTGCGCACGTCGGCGGGACGCTGGCCCGTCAAATAGGCGATGTCCATTGCGTCTTGCAGTTCGACCGACGACGCGCGATAGACTGCATCCCATACTTCTCGGTCCGCGTAAAAATCGCGCGGTTCTTCCTTGTTCTTCCGCACGCCCTTGCATGGGTTCTCCTTGGCCGTGTATCCCCATTCGCGGGCCATGTTGAAGACGTGCGAAAGCAGCGTGACCTCGCGGTTAGCGCGGACCTTGGCGGACCGCTTGTCGCGGTATTGGGCAATGTGTTGGGGCGTCATCGAATTGACCGGCGCGTCGTCAAATCCCTTGCGTAGCTGCTTCAAGGAATTGAGATTGTCTTGCTGTGTGGCCGGCGCTTTACCAGGGAGCATATCGCGCACATAGCGGTCAAAAATGTGTTTCATGCGGCCGGTGTCAACCGGCTCAGGCGCGCATTCCAGGGTCGCCCATTTGCGCTTGGCCTCGTTCAGATCGGTGCCTAATGCGATCTCAAGCCGCTTGCCTTGCTCGTCGCGGCCATTGTAGTAATAGCCAACCCAAAGCGCGCCGCTTTTAAGCGTTCTGGATCGCCGCAGCATACGCGGCGGTAGATCGCGGGCGGTGGATTTTGGGCGCATGCGCACGATTATGACACTTTCGAAAAGTCTGGCGTCCAACCGCCCGATGTGGTCAAGGTGGTGGGGTTAATGCCGGCCAATTTCAGGCGAGCGAACAAGCGGCCGACGATGGGGTCTCCGGCCTTGTTCTTGTGGAATATCCAGCCATTGATCGTCAACCATTCAATCTGATCGCCTTTGCGCATGCAGCCGGAAATTTGTCCAACTTCGTCCGGCGCAAGCGTTTCCGAGTCGATCGGCATTTCAAATATTGCGCTCATCCTTCCATCCTCCGAAATTCGACGGCCCATACCCATGGGTTCGCATCCCATGACCCGGCGCCGTTGATGGTTTCCCATAGATGTGAATAGCCGTGTACCGCAGCTGGCAACAATTTGAATCGTGAAGGCGCACGGCCGACAGCTGCGGCGCACATTGGACCATCAACGCCCTCAGCGATTGCGTCATCCTCGGTGATGTCCTGCAGGCGCTCAACTCGCACCGAAACGATTTCAAGAGTGATGCGGCTATATTCGCGGCGCATGTGGATTGATGGCGTCCATTTTCTGCTTCCAAGGTGATCCTGCATCCGCTCCCATCGCTCTCGCGGATCGGCCTTGTAATCAACCTCGATCAGGCCGCAAGTCTGTCCGAATATCGGTGTATGGGTCTCGCGGACCCATAGTCGGTCGCCAAGCACTCCGTATGGCGATTTGTCGACGTTAAAAAACGACTGCCCTTTAAAATCCAAAAACGCCGGTTTCGCTATCCGCCGTGTTTGTGTCTTTGATCCATCAAGCAGGGCGCGCACCATCGGCGCGCTGAAAAGGATTGGGCGCTCTTTCATGTCAGCCTTGAATCTTGTGAACTGTCAACCCAGTAATGCCGGGTGGTAGCGCCGCTGGCTTTTCCAGAAAGCTGCTCGTCTTTTTGCCGGTGGCCTGTGCGTACTTCACTTCCACCATCGCGCTGTTGATGATGGTCTGCGAGATATCGGACATTGCTTTCGCCGTCTCGATAGTCATGGATTTGTCCTTCAGTCCCTTGAGCGCGTCGAAAAGGTGTGCTCTCAAATCGTCAATGTTATTGCTCATTTTTGGTCCTATGGTTGATCGCCCGGCTCAGTGCGCCGCGCAGTTGAATCAGGTCAGACAATTCCTTAGGTAAGTTATGCCTGGTGTTGCGCCGCATGTTGTCGGCCAGGCTGATGCACTCCACGCGATCGAGCGTGATCTCCTCGAGCACGCTGGTCCGCATGCCTGGCTTGAACACGACGATGTGCTTAGGAGGTAGCGGGCCGTTGGTCTCGATCCACACCAGCTCGTGCACGCCGCGCCAGCGCTTGCTATTACTTCCCTTGCCGTTGCCGATCTTGCGTTGCAGTGTGCCGTCTTTGGTGATGCGGAAGCTGCCAATCGCATTGGTGTTGTGTGGCATCTGGCCCGGCTGGAACCTGGTCTCCGGCGAGCGGCCGCCGGCAGTGAAGTGGCTGCCCGTATTCCAGCTGACGTGTCCTGGCAAGAAGCGGCACGCCGCGCCAACCTGGTCGCCGCGCCGCAGTCGACAAGCATCGGGCGAGGCGAGGTATTCGGGCGACTTCTTCAGGCCAAGCCTGGCGGCTCGCTGGTACACCGTTGTGGCCGTTTTGCTCATCACGCGGGCAAGATCGGCGGTCTTCGTGTCCGCGTACTGCTCGCGCAGGATCTGCAGCTGTTCCGGCGTCCATTTCGCGCGTGGGGCGAGGATGCCGCGGGATTTGGTCATGCTGCCCTCGCCATCTCAAGCTCATGCGTGCAGTTGACCCGGATCAGGGCGATCGCTGGCGGCGGCGAGACGCTGTTGCCGATCATGCTCACTTGGGCGCTGCCAGACAGACGTTTGGTAACAGACTTGCCGCGCTTGTTCACGCTGGTGTACCAGGGGTCCAGAATGTAGCTGCGCCGAAATCCTTGGGCGGTGGCCAGCTCACGCGGTACGAGCATGCGCAACCCGATGTCGACCACCTCCATGATTTCGCCGTGAATAGTCACCAGCTCGGGGCGCTCAACGCCTGCCAGGCTCGGGCAGTTGTCCCACAAGAATTGGCGGATCTGCTGCCGTTTCGCCTCTGACTCTGGCGCGCGTGCGATGGTGGTGCGTACCTCGCCGTGATGTTGTCCGCCGGCGCTGATGGTCGACAAAGGCGAGCCTGTATCAGCTGCGTTACTGGTGCCGCGCAGTTTGATTAGGTTGCTGGTGACAAGCGCGTGCCGGTTCTCGGTCACAATCGTATTCAGAGGCTTGGCCACGTCCCATGCCGCGCCGTCGCCGCTGCTCCGGTTGTCGATGCCAACCAGGTGCGCCGTGATCAGGGAGTTGTGGTCCACTGTCGTGACGGTCGGCATTGGAGCTTCTAGGCTGGCGCCGACGACGCCCTGATAGTGTTTGGCCAGGTAGGCGCAGGTAACGCCGATGCGATCCTTGGTCACGATCGTTGGGACCGGCGCTTCTAAGGATACATTCTGGCTGCCGCCGGAATAATATTGAACCATCGAGGCAACCACCAGCGCGATTTCACCGCGATTGGCGCAAGTAATCGTCGGCAATGGTGCGGCCGGGTCACTGGTCCGGTCGCTGCCCTGGTGGGTCAGCGGCACGAAGATCGGGGCGACCAGCGCTGCACCATTGCCACCAGCCATAACCGTCGTCAGCGGATCGTTGATGTCGCGCACGCCGGCGCCCCATCGTTTTGCGCCAGACGGTGATGTTTCTCCGTGGGCGCACTCGACAATGAACGGGCTCGCCGCATCCTTGACATACTTCTCGTAGCCCTTGCCAACCCGGCGCAATGTCGCCGGAGCCAATGGTTTCTTTCGCCCGAAGATCGACCGGCATGGGATGGACCAGTCGATGCAGTCTGCCGCCCGCATGAATGGTTTCAGCTTGCCGGATTTCACCTCGTTTGATTTAGGATCGCCATGGGTAGGCGCAGGCCAGACAATCGGCCGCCCGTCGCGCCGCATCACCATGAACAGCCGCTTGCGGATCGTTGGAGCGCCATAGTCGCAGGCCCGCAGGATATTCCACTCAACCTTGTAACCAAGACCCGTATGCAAACGATGAATCGGGAAGTCTCCCCCTAGAGTTTCATGGATTTCCTGCAGGTCGGGGTGATCCTTCGGGATGCCGGTCGACATCGCCTTTACAAAGGCATCGAAGGTTCGTCCCTTGAATTCCTTGATCGGACGTCCGTTCCCGTCAAGCGGTCCCCAGCCTAGAAACTCTTCGACATTTTCAAGAAAAATAAGTCGAGGCGCCTGCATGGCAGCCCACTTCAAGGTAACCCAGGCCAGCCCACGCATTTTCTGGCTCAGTAGGTTGCCGCCCTTTGCTTTGGAAAAATGCGTGCAAGTCGGAGAAAACCAGGCCACACCAATCGGCTGCTGCTTTGTGACGAAGCCAGGATGAATCAGGAACACATCTTCTTGATAGTGCTTGGTGGTCGGGTGGTTGGCCGCGTGCATGCACAATGCCGGTCCGTTATGGTTGATCGCAATATCTGGCTCGCGGCCGAGCGCGATGGCGAGCGCTTCGCTGGCGCCACCCCCGCCGGCGAAGTTATCTATGATGAGTTCGTCACGCAGGCCGAGCGGAAGGGTGAATAAGTCGCGCTTCATAGTGGTTTCCGGTAGGTTTTGGTGAATGTGCTATTGACCGAGTGCCCACGCCGCAGCACCGCCTTTGCTACCAGCACACGGTCGGCGTGGCTATGGGGCGCCTGGCGCAGCAAGCCGAAGTAACTGTTGGCTGCGGTGAAGACGTCGGCAGCGGGCATGCTTCCGATCCGCTTGATTGCCGTGCGCACGGTGCGCGGGCGTGTCCTGGTGAACCATGGCTTGATGACGTGACCGACGAAGTCGACGCCGCGGTCGACCGGCTGCAATATCGTTTTGCTTGGGTTCAGCGTGGCATGCAACGTGGCCGGCACAAAGGTCTCGATGGCGGCCAGCGCGGCGTTGAGCCATTGCGGTGATTCATGCAGCAAAATGAAGTCGTCGACGTAGCGGATGTAATGCCGGGCCCGCAGCTGGTGCTTGGCGTATTGGTCGAGCGCATCGAGGTAGATATTCGCGAAGAACTGTGACGACAGGTTGCCGATCGGCAGACCCAAATGCGCCGGCTGGTTGATTAGCCGCTTGTGCGGCGGTACCAGGGCGATCAGTGCCGATGCGCCACGCAGCTCGTAATTCTGGCGCGGGTCGTGAAACAGGATCGTTTCCGTCAGGCGCAGCCACCAGGGTTCGGTGACGCGGGCGGCGATCTGCTCGCGCAGCACGGTCTTGTCGACGCTAACGAAAAAATTGGCGAGATCGCATTTCAGGTACCAGATCGGCTTGGTCCAGTTCTGGCTGGCGCTACGGATCTTCGCTTCCAGCCGTTGCGCTGCATACAGCGTGCCGCGGCCCGGAATGCAGGCGCAGGTGTCGGCGATGAAGGATGCGTAAAAGCGCGGCGCGATCCGGTTGTAGAGCAGGTGGTGCACGACGCGATCGCGGAAGTCGGCCGCCCAGACTTCGCGCGGCTTGGGCCGGGTGACGAGAAAGCAGATCGAACGGCCGGGCGTATAGGTGCCGTCCTGCAGCTCGTCATGCAATGCGATCAGATTGCGCTCAAGCTGTTGCTCGAAGGCGAGGGCGCTTGGGGTATTGCGTTTGCTCCGGCGGCAGTCATGGTAGGCCTGCGCCAGTTCGGTAAAAGAAAATTCAGCATGTGCATCATCGGATTGATCTGCGGACGGCACGAGCGCGACCTTCATACGTCTTGTGGTTGTTGTTCTGGTTGCCATTGTTGAAGTTCTGATTCCAGGCGTACGAGTCGTTGGCCGCGTTCTGCGGTATGTCGTGCTATCTACGTCGCCGCGCCGAAAGCAAAGCCGATCAGCGGGGTAACTGCGCCAGACCTGCCGGCATGGGCCGGCGGTATCTGCGGTGCGCATGGCGGTGGCCCGTTGCATTGATGCGGGCCAGCGGCACGACCAGATAAAAAATCGCTCTGTCACGATGACCTTGGTCATCATGCGGCTGGCGTCGATGTTGCTTTGCGCCATCCATTGGCCTGCTTGCCGATTGCATCGGTTAGCAAAACTGCTGTGGCGTACTGGCTGATGGAAATGAATCTCATATCCTTGGCTAGCCGGATCAGCAGTTCTGCTTCCATCACCTTTTCCAGCAACTCGCCCAGGTGCGGGGCTTTGTCGCGCGCGGCGTTGGCTTTGGCTACCAGCAGGGTGATGCGCACGCACGCGTCTTGAATCGCGCCGCCGATCGATGCCTTGACCGAACGAGGGAAATTCTTGACGAGCGCGCTGGCGACCTGCAGCAGCTCATAGGACGATTTGTAGATCGGCAGATTGGTATGGATAGCCATGCTGAATGTAAAAGGAAAAATTTTCGATCCGGGCTATGCCCGGAAAATTGTTGAATTATTCAATGATCAAGATTCTGCGGACGGCACGAGCGCGACCTTCATACGTCTTGCGGTAGTAGCTCTGGCCGCCACCGAAGAAGTACTGATACCAGGCGCACGAGACGTTGGCCGCGTTCTGCGTGGACGTCCAGTACCATGCGTCTTTATCGAAGCCCGCTGACGCATTGATGTGGATCAGGCGCGCTTCGCGGCGATCCGGCAGCGACCAGTCGGTAAAGCCTTCGATTTTCTTTTTCGCCTGCTCGCCGGCTGCCTGCCAATTTGCGCCGACGATTTCATGCTCGTCTGTCGCGCGAATCAGATGGTAGTCAGGCGCTCCGTTTTCTCCACCGATGATGCCAACGTAGACGCCGCCTTGGCCGTTCCAGCCTTCTCCGATGCGCGGCGCGATCATGTTGTAGGCCGGGTGGCGTGGTGCGCGATTGCAGGTATCCAGCTGCGTGGACAGCCAGCGCTGCAGCAGCTGGTCCTTGGGAATATTTAGCGTGGCGCCATCGATGGCGAATTGAACGTTTTCAGACACGGCGTGATCTCCAAAAATTTGCGATCCGCGCTGCGCGCGGAAATTATTAAATTACTCAATGACCAATAATCTGCGGACGGCACGAGCGCGACCTTCAAACGCCTTGCGGTCGTCGTTCTGGTAGCCACTGTCGAAGTCCTGACCCCAGGCGCACGAGACGTCGGCCGCGCCCTGCGTGGACGTCCAGTACCAGCTCGTCTCCAGCGCCTCCGGTCCGCCTTCTTGAAACGCCGCGGCGCCGGTTTGCGGGGGGCATTGTTCGGTGTACGGATAGCCGGGCGGCACGCTGCTCGGGTTGTCGCCGCGATAGGTGTAATTTTCTTCAGCGCTTGGTTTGAAATGGCGATAGGCCAGCTCGACCGCATCGCGCGCGCCGATGTGCCAGTCGTCGAAGCCGCCGGTGCGCAGCGCCCGCGCGGCGATCGCCAGTTCGCTGCCGGCAGCTGCCATCGCATCCGTGTTGGCGAGACCGTCGATGTAGCTGCATGCACCTGCGACCGCATTGGTCGATTTGTTCCAGGCGCCAGCGATCTCGCCTTCCTTGCCGGCGACGACGTTGGCGTACAGTTCGCCATCGAGACGGAACAGGCCGCCGAAGTAGCCGCCGGCAAGCGGTGCGCACAGCTCTGGCAATTCGTTAATGTGGATGTGCTTCATTGGTATCGCTCCCTTGGTTGCTGTGATGGCGCTCATGCGCCGACTTCGATGCAGAACGCGGATACGTCTGCGACTGACTGCTTGAATTTGTTCATTGGAACGGTGCCGATCTGGTAGTCGAGTCCGCCGGCGGTCTGGCGCAGGATCGCGGCTTCGGCATCCGATACGCCAACCTTGTTGACCCGGTCGTAGCGGTCGCAGATGGCCAGCATGGCGTCGCTGGCCAGATCGAGACTGGCGGCGGTCGACCCGGCGCGCCGTAGCGCAGCCAACATCTTCGACAGCTGGTTATAGGTCTCGGCCGACGGTGCCGCGATCAGTGCTTCGGTCGCCAAGTGCAGCTCCAGCGCGAGGCTATCGCGGGTAGCGGCCATCATCGGGATGGCGACCGGGCGCGGACGGTAGGCCTTGTTGCGCGGCTTCTTGGAGCGTGCCATGTCAGTCGTGGTCCAAGATGGTGACGATCTTGCTGTAGGCCGCTTCGCGTTTGGCGATCTCCCGATCCAGATACCAGCGGGCCTTTTTTAAGTCGCTGAGTGGTGCACCTTTTTCGTCCGCGCGCCACACGTACTTGACCACGTTGCCGACGTTGAATGACATGTGTTCCGTGATCTGGATGCACTCGACGCCGCTCGGATGGCTGGTGTAGTGCTTCGGGTGATTCACCGGATCGCTTGCGGTGCTCATAGCGCGGCCTCGGTGTACCGTGTGTCGCGCTTGAGCTCGTGCATCGGGATCGTGGCCGGCGTGCCGGCCACGTGACCGTGAATCTGAACGATGCCGGTCTGCGCGCCATTGACGAGGCACGTGCGGATTGCCTTGAGCTTGCCGAGCGGGTACCCGTTGTGGGTGACGTCGTCGCCTGGTTGAATGCAGTGCATAAATTCTCCTTGTGTGTCTGGTGCTGCCAGCCATTCGCCGGATCGTTACGTCTGTTTCGATCTGGCCTTTAACATCGCATCGGCATACTGGTAACACTCGCGAGCCGTGAAGCTCTTATCTGGCCCGATATCCCAATCAACTCCGTTTGACGCAAGCATTCCCTGGAGAGAAGCCATTGCAAATCGATCGCGCAACGTCGCGTGCATCGGTTGGCAGTCGTCGGATTGCAAAGATTCGTCCCTGCGTTTCGGGAATCTGACTGGGGTTACCATCGAGGGTTAGGGCTTACCGATCAACACCGTGTAGCCGCTTTCCTTGGCCTTTTCGACATAGGCCTTGAAGGCGTCTTCGATCGCGTTTTCCGGTCGGTCCAGCTCGTACCAGAACTTGACCTTGCCGGCGCTTAGGCGGTACTTGAGGCGCGCCTTGATCCTGTAGCCGTCGCCGTTTTTAAACAGGCGCAGGCCGATCGAGAATTCGCGCGGGATTTCAATCGACCCAGCGCCGGCGCGGGCCTCAATGTTTTCGGTGTAAGTCAGCTGCACCTGGCCGTTGTCGAGGCGGCGCGAGCTGCCGAAGTTGACCTCGGTCTTGGCTTGAAGCGTCAAGGCGACGGCGAGCAGGACGTCACCGGATGGATCGACGACGTCGGCGATGTTGTCTTCCAAGAAAACCGCAAAGTCTTCCTGTTCTTTCGGCTGCTTGTTGTTGCGGATCCAGGTGTCGAGCTCGCGGCTCAGTTCCGCGGTGTAGACGGCGCGGTGGTCGCGCCAGCCGGGATAGTCGACGCTGCGTTGGTCGTTGAAGACGGCGGTCAGGGTGCGTGCATCCGGGTCGGCATACATGTAGCCAATATCTTCAGACTTCTGGTGCTGCGCGTACTCGATAAAGGACCCGACGTCGCGCAGCTGCACTATGCCGCGTTTGCGGTTGGGATGATCTTGGGCCGCTTCGATGGCGCCGGTGATGTCGACGTGCTGGAAGCCCTGCGGCAGCACCAGGTGCGTAGTGCCTTCGTGTGTCTGGATGGATTGCGCGGCAACGGCCAGTGCGCCGATGCGCTGCAGCGCGGAATCGTTCAGGTCGATGTTTTCTTGTCCCACGTTATGCCTCTTTGAATTTGGATGGTTGTTTGGCTGCCGCGTCGCGCAGTTCCAGGCTGGCTTGACGCGGATGGTTGCGCGACAGGTCGTTATCGTCGGTCAGCCAGAAGAAGTCCTCGCCGCGCTCAGGTTTCGGCAAATCAATCGTGATGGCGTCCGAGATCACGACCTTGTCGACGTCGCCGCCGCGCGAGGCCGGCTTGATTTTGATCTTCAGGCTGATGGCGCCACCCTTGCCGGTTTCCTTGACCTTGGCGATCAGCTCGGCCAACTGGATCGACAGCTCGGCGTGGGCGCGGCCGTCGCGCAGGTCTTGCAGGAATACTGCAAATGCTTTACTCACATGGTTCTCCTTGGGGTGCGCTCACTGAAAAAACGCGATCGCGCTGCGCGCGAAAATTGTTAAATTACTGAATGATTAATAATCTGCGGACGGCACGAGCGCGACCTTCATACGTCTTGAGGCTGATGTTCTGGCCGCCATTGCTGAAGTCCTGACCCCAGGCGTACGAGTCGTTGGCCGCGTCCTGCTCACCGGACCAGTACCAGCGCGGCTCAAACAGTTCCGGTACCTGGCCGAACAAGATCGCTTGTTCTTTGCGCAGCGGCAGTGAGCAGCCGATTTCGTCAGCCCACTGCATCGCATCGTTCCGGCTGATGTCTTTCTTTTGGTCCGGATGGACGAGCAGGTAATAGTCCGGCTCGCCGGCGTTTCCTCTGACGATTCCCGCGTAGATGCAGTGATCTTGTTCCGGCCATGCGGCACCGATACGTGGTGGCGTCAGTTGTGTGTTTTCCATATATGTCCTTGGTCTATTTCTGTTTAATCGAGGTCATTGGCTTGCAGCTTCTTCACATCAAATCGCGCGCGGCGCTCCATGTGCCGACGGGCGATGTTTTCTAAAATAATTTTCAATGCCGGTTGCCTGAGCATCTCGTCCAGCGGCATCTCCACGAACAGCAGCGCGTGTGCGATTTCGAGCGATATGCGGTCTGGTTGGATGCGTGGCATGGCATCAAATGGAATTGCGTTCGCGCTTCAGATTCATCAAATCGATCTGCAGAGTGCGCTTGGCGGCCAGGCGGTCTGCAATCTCGCGGCACGTCAGTTCCAGATCGCGCTCGGTGCGATGGATCGCGTGCTTGTTTTGGTAGCGGCGGTGTGCCTGGGCGACAGAGGCAAGCCACAAACTGAGCAATTGGGTTGGGGTCATTGCGCTCTCACGAAGACGCTGCAGATGCCGAACTTGTCGATCGCGGCGCCGGCCACGTCGGCGCTGCTGTTGCCGATCGCGGTGTATGCAAATCGCTCGTACGCGGTGCGAACTGTTACGGTGTATCGGTTCATGTTTGGCTCCATGTCAAAGTGGCGATTCGGGCAATGCATCAATAGAACCAGCGGTGTTCTCTGGAGGAAGACAGACCCTCGTCAGGCTCGCCCGTTGAATGCCTGGGGGCGGATCCGGCAACAGCGCCTACCTGGTCGGCCAGCTCCCCCTCGTTCATGGCATCGAGTTTGCCGGCCAGTCGGGCCACGAAGTCGCGGCAACGAAATTCCTTGTCCGTACGCGCTGCCAACGAGTCGGCGGCACATGCGGCGATGGCGGCTTTGAGTGCGTCGATGGATGCGGTGTTCTTTTCTGCTTGCTTGTTCATGTCAATCCTCCAGTCGTTCCACATCGATGACGGCGCAGCCCATGGTCAGCTGTGCCAGACGCATCGCCTCGACGGCGTTTGGCGCCTTGAGCTGGACGAAGCGGTCCAGCGCGGGATCGGGAGCGCACGCCTGGTCGATGGCGCGCAGGGTGCAGCGGTAGCGCTTCATACGGGTCCTGCCAGGGTGCGCAGATCTCGCATCGCCAGATAGGATTGGAAGCTCATTTGCGCCAGGTACGCGCTGCCAAGGTATTCACGGAACAGTTCTTTCGTTTGCGTGGCGGTCTTCACATTGTCTCCGTTGCTGTTTGGAACTACAACCACAGGTTACAGCACGAAATTTAATAATGCAACTTAAAGTTGTAATGCAATGTAAAATAATTCCATCGCTCAATTTCTGAGCGAAAAAATACCGGCGCTGGGCCGGTTATTCAGGAGGGAGTGCTATGAGTAGTGAAGCTGGTGGTATCGTTTGCACGACGCGATTACTTACTCAGGACGAGATGGATCAGCTTGCGTTTGACGATCCTGACGGATCTATTGTATGCAGAGAAAATTCTGCATCGATGGAGGATGTGATGACAAAGTTAGCCGCAGGTCAAAGTTTTATTGAGGTTTCTCATAATGGCGTTCCAGCTCAGGCTCTTGAAGTAGGACTGCCAGTTATTGGGAGCAATAAATTTGTGGTTTGATCCAACCTGCCAAACAGGGACCACAGTTCCTGCCAGGCCAGCTGATGAAGCACACGCCTGCAGCGCCGAGACGATACCCTTCTGATCGGAGCTGGACTTGTGTTCAAAAGACGGGTCAAGCGGAACAATGATGATGTTCTGTCCTTGCTCGCGTAGGTGTGCAATTTTATATGTTGACACTATGAATCCCTGTCATGAGTAGATTAAGGTGGGCCGTTGCGCCTTATCCCGTACACCGCGCGTGCCCGCTATGTGGGCGTCGTTACACAACTTCACCGCTTCGGTGAAGTCATAATTTTGTCACGTGCTCATACCAATGTTGCTCACCGATGATGGCAATTTTTGCGCCGCCATCATTGTATTCAATAGCCTTTTCGATCTTGCGGCCATGCGTGGAGTGTTGCCAGTCTTTGCTGCCAATTTCGCCAATCACCAGGTAAGTGAGCTTTTTGGTAATGGTGCTTGCAGGAACGCCGCCCTTGGCAATAATCTGATTCTCGCACCAGCTGCGGCTGCCGGACTGAAATTTTCCGGTGAAGCAAAACGACGTGGAATTGAAGGTGATGATGGGCGCTGGGCTGGTGTATGGGAGCGCCGTGCTGTTGCTCGCTTCCCCATATTGCGGGGCGGTGTTGCCGCCGATAGTGGCAAGCAGTAGGTCCATGATCTCGCGTTCTTCATCAAGATCCATATGCCCATCTTCCATGGCTGCTACCAGACGCGGGTAAATTGCCTTGGCGGGCCATAGACCGCACACTTTTTTATTGGCCGTCATCCAGCGCAACAAAAATTCGACTTCGCTTTGATCCACCATACCATCGGCCATGATGCCTTTTATTATCCCAATGAGCTCATCAATTTGGCGGTCAAGCACTGCTTCAGATCGAAATGCCTGAACAAGTGGCTGTCCATTCGGGTCATTTGTAGTGACTTCTGCATTTTTCACGATCTTTTGGCGAACATTGCTAAACCAATTCATGGCTTCTCCTCGGTGAATTTCGTTATTCGTCGGTCCACTTGCCGATGACCACGCCACAGATCGTCGCGTTGCCATTGATCTCAATGATCTTGTCCGGCCATGCTGGGTTGAGGGCTTTCAGATACTTCTTGTCGCCCTCGATGACCAGCTGCTTGAAGGTGGCTTCGTTGCTTTCGTCCAGGCGCACGATGATGCGCGATCCGTTTTCGGGATGGCGCTCCGGATCGACGAAAATCACGTCGCCATCGGAATAGCTGTACTTTCCACCGAGGTTCTCCATGCTGACACCACGCACGCGCAGCGCGAATGTGCGCTTGCTGTGGCTCTTGGGGCAGGGCAGCCAATTGGAGGCAAGGCCGGGCTCGTAAGGATCGGATACCAGCGCCCAGGTGCCCGCCGTGATCCATGAAATGACCGGCACGTCGCCGTGCAGGACGGGGCCGGACGTCACGTTATAAGTTGCTTTCGATTGACCGAGTGCCAGCGGATCTTCGATGAATTTGGCTTGCACATCAATGACGTTCTCGTCGGTGCCAAATTTCAGGTAGGCGGGAGATACCGCTAAGAATTCTGCAGCCTTGAGCAAATTATCACCTCGTGGTTCCGACTCGCCAGCAACCCATTTCTGAACGGCTTGCGGGCTAACGCCAACAAATCGAGCCAATTCAGACTGGTTGCCACCATTTTTTCGTTGAAGCGCTTCTGTAATGCGATCACTCATTATTTTCATCCATTAACTTTACAACTGCTTGTTGTATTAAGCATTGCAATTATTTGTTGTAGTTATGCCGCTTTAGTTGTAACCTGTGGTTGTAAATGCCAAAGGTGAAAAATGGAAACAGGAATTGAAAAGGCTGTTCGTCTTGCCGGTAATCAAACCGCGCTGGCGAACCTTGTCGGCGTCACTCCTCAAGCAATACAGAAATGGGTTGCTCAAGGAAAGCCGTCTCCAGAGGGATGCAAGCAAATTGAAATTTGCTTGAATGGCCAAGTTACTCGGCATGAGTTGGACCCGGATCTATTTGGTCCTCTTCCTATTGAGTCAACCCGCACGCCAACCGAAGAAGCCGAACCCCAAAAGCAAAACCGCGATCACGACATGCCAGAACTGTTGCGCGAGACGCGGATTGGAACGCGGGAAGTTTTGCCAATTGACGGAATGATGGAATGAATTCATTTGCCCACAGTTCGGAAGGGCTCCCTCGCGTTCCGCTCCCATGGGAGTCCTTCCGTGTTCCATACAACAAGCGCAGATCGTTTTGCTTCGTCAAGTGCGTGCGCAATGGATTGCTCGTCAAGTCGTTCGATACCCTGACGGTCTATCAGGAGTTGGGCGAGGGTCAGGTGGTACACCAGGTAGCCCGCGTAACTCGCTTGAACGAATCCGCCATCCGGATACAGCTTGGTAAACGATTCAAGACCGGCTTTCCACTCAGCCGTCGCGGCTTCGTACGCCTTGGCGACAACATGCTCGCGGCTGCGCTGATCCAGGCTCTCTCTATGAGCGCGATAGTTGAAAACAGCCACGACGACGGCGCCAGAAATTGCACCGATGGCAGCCGAGATGGCGGCAATAACAGGGGCTTCCATAAGCATCTTTCTAAAAGCAGTGATTTGAAGGTGCGCCCATGACCGCCGACAGCGTGACGATAGAGGGTAACGCGATGAAAAACGCCATATATTTTGACTGTGCCGAAGCTCGTTTTGAAGTTGCGGAAGGCAATGAATTTCTGGTTGGATTTTCAAGGTCACTGCCGCCGAAAAATAAAAAAACATTCTTTACGCCGCTTACCGCGCTCGGTGAGTCGATTGGCTGGATGGAATTTGAATATGCGCTCACGGTGCATGGGAAATCATTTTATAGAGCCATCCGACTGCATCCGGTAGGTGATGTAAGCCCTGCTGCATCAGATATTTGCCAGCTTCTTTCCACGCCTCCCCTGAAAGAGTTGCCAGATGCTTCTTAAGCCTGGATTTCTCCTCTTTGGGAATATCGCTGGTTTCGATTTTATCGAGCAGCAAAGCTTTGACGGTGTCCGCATGAAAACGCACGGTGACAACGCCAAGAATTGCGGTGAGCGCGATCCGGCAAAAATAAAGGAGTGATTTCATGATCGACAACGAGACTTTGACGAAAGCGGCATTGCTTCTTTGCGACGCCGTCCTCCAAATGAATGTAGATCCTGCGTCCAAGCAGTCCGCGCGTATATGCCGCGAACTGCTTGAGGCTGGGGATGCTATTCCGCCAGCTTCGCCCATGTCTCTAGTGCCGACGACGGGCTTGGATGGCCTGTCCCGCTGGCATTTGCAAGTATCAGCGCAGCCCGTGCAAGCGCTTCGTTTTGAATTGCCACAAGACTTCGATCCCCGGCTGGAACAAGGACCGACAGGGAGATTTGCTCTGGAATTGGTCCCGCGTGGCTCTCCAAGATCACCGCTGCCCGAAAGAGTGACAGGCCATTCTGGCTCGACTCTGGAGAGAGCTGAATGGAAACAAAATTTGTAGCAATTGGATAAGTCATGGGAGGTTCCTTTGTTGTTGATTGATGTGTGGAAACTGAAATTTACCACGTTGGAATCTCCCGCCTAGTTTTGAAGGATGGTCATTTTTTTTGTCTTTGCAGTTGCCAAGCGTCAAGGTTTTTGCAGCAAGTTGAAACGAAGCATATATTTTTTTGTTGTTTTTTCTACAGGAAAGTACCGGGAATATCTAAAAAACATCATGACAATAAAACCCACTACCCAGATGACTCTCGATTTCCAACCCGGCCTCGCCGAGCGCTTTACCGGCCTGTTGGACTGCATGCGCCAGGGTGCCTACACGCACCGCAACCCGTTGAAGACGATCGCCGCCGACATGGACATGAGCCAGTCCGATCTGTCGCGCAAGCTGTCCGGCAATCCAGAGGACCCGCGCCGCATGTCGGTGGATGACTTCGAAAAATATCTGCAGGCGAGCGGCGACATGACGCCGATTTACTATCTCGTCGAGAAATATCTTGCGGACCATGAGGCGACCCAGCGTCGCGCCGCCGGCGAGCTGGCGCGGCAATTGCCGGACATCCTGGCGCTGATCAAGGCGGCGACGCTGGCGACCGCAAAGGATGCAGCATGATCCAGTACAAGGGCCCGCGCCGCGACAGTTCCGCATATCTCGTTCTTGATCGCCTGCACAAGTTGGGTGGCAAGGCGTCGACCGATGAATTGAAACCTGTGCTGCTATCGCATTTCCGCTCGACTGGCCGATTCAATGACTTGGTGGTCCGGCCGCTATTGATCTTCAAATTTATTCAGGCGATCAAGGGCGAATTCATCTTGACGCTGTGCGGCCGGTTGTTCATCGAGTCGCACATAGGTCAATCGAATAAGCAGGGACAGCCCACCGAGCAGGCTTATCACGCGCCGGCTGGCACGCTGGACCTGAAGAAGCATTTCAATTTTGTCGAGCGCCGTCCTGGCGCGCTGGGGTATCGTGAGATCCCGTCGATGTTGGCCAACCTGCGCGTGCTTCCGAATGGCGAGGTCATTGAATGATGGGTGCGACGGCACAGCGCCCACAATTTGATGCTGGCGTGATTCCTTCTGCTCTGGCAGAGCGCCCGCAATGGCTAGTCTGGCGCTTTGAGCCGGGTGAGAAGAAACCGAAGAAGATGCCGTACTACGTATCCGGCGATCGCCGCACCGGCGTGCAGGGAAGTGATGCGGATCGTGCCGCGCTGGTGCCGTTGGCAATCGCGGTTAAGCGGTCAGCGGCTGGTTATTCCGGGGTCGGATTCGCTTTCCTTCCTGGTGATGGCCTGATCGGGATTGATATCGACGGTTGCATCGATCTTGAGACCGGCGAGATTGCGCCGCGGGCTGGTGCCATCATAGATGCCTGCGCGTCCTATACCGAGTATTCCCCGTCTGCCAAGGGCGTGCATATCATCGTTGCCGGTGAGTCGGAAACATTCAAGTCCAACGATATTGGGTTGGAGGTATTTTGCGGCCGGCAGTTCTTCACATTCACGGGGAATGTCTACCCCGGCACACCAAGCGTCATTTCGACGATCGCGCCGGTGGTGCTCAATAAGCTGCGGGTCACGGTCAAGCAGGCAAAGGGCACTCGCGAAGCCAAGAGCGAGCACATGCCGGCTCCGGTAACGGATGAGCGATCTAAGCTGGAGTCAGCATTGACGTGCATTCCGCCTGACTGTGGCTACGATGACTGGATTCGGGTCGGAATGTCGATCTTTGCCGCGCTCGGTGCTGGTGGCATTTCGGTGTGGGATTGGTGGTCATCGAAGTCTAAAAAATACGGCGGCATCAAGGACTTGGAGGGGCACTGGAAATCATTCGATGGTGCCGGCGGAATCACTGCTGCTACGGTCTATAAGATGGCGGTCGATGCCGGATGGCGGCCGCCGAAGTCGGCCAAGCAACCGATTATCCCGCGCGATAGGGCTGCGCCCGCGCAAGCGTTGCATGGGGGTGAAGGCATTTCCACCCTGGGCGCGGCTGGCGCGATGCCGCTGGTCTTGCCGGGTGATGATGCGATGGATGACGTCTGGCGGGACTCATTGATCCGCAAGCCATCGAATAACCGCCTGGAAGATTGCCGCGAGAACGTACTGATTATCATGCTGCATGATCCGGAGTTGAGGGGCGTGGTCGCGCTGAATGAATTCTCGATGATGCAGGTGAAGCAGCGCACGCCTCCATGGGGCGGCGAGTTAGGCGAGTGGTCTGAGGCCGATGATTTCCATCTTGGTATGTACCTCGCGCAGCAGCACGGCTTGGTGATTAAGTCTGATGGTGCGATCGAGAAGGCCGTTGCCCAGGCGGCGCGTGAATCCAAATACAACCCGGTGACGGCATACCTGCGCGGCCTGAAATGGGACGGGAAGCAGCGCTTGCATACCTGGTTGACGTCTGCGATGGGCGTGGAGCCGTCCAAGTACTCTGCACTCATCGGGACGTTGTTCATCATGTCGCTGGTGGCTAGGGCGTTTCGGCCTGGCTGCCAGATGGATTATGCTCCTGTGTTCGAGGGCGGTCAGGGTGCCGGTAAATCATCTGCAATGCGGGTCTTGGGTGGCGAGTGGTATTCGGAGACGCCGTTCAAAATTGGCGACAAAGACAGCTATCTGGCGATACAGGGCGTGTGGCTGTACGAGATCGCGGAACTGGATTCATTCAATCGGTCTGAAACGACGGCCGTCAAAGCATTCATCACCAACATGATCGACCGTTTCCGTGCGCCGTACGGCAGGCGCATGCTGAATGTGGAGCGTCGAACGTGCTTTTGCGCGACCACCAATCAAGATGAGTATTTCAAGGATACGACCGGTAACCGGCGATTTTGGCCGATACGCTGCGGCCATATCGATTTGGCTCTGCTGGCTTTGCTGCGCGACCAGTTGTTCGCCGAGGCCGTGGACATGGTGGACGCGGGGTCGAAGTGGTACCCGACACGGGAAGAGCAGCGCGAGTTGATCGAGCCGCAGCAGGAGATGCGCGAGTTGGAGGACGTGTGGACGCCGCGGCTCTATCGCTTTGTGGAGGGCATTTCCGAGTCTGAGGATCGCGTTCCGTTGCAGCGCTTGGACGAGGTGACGGCAGAGACATTGCTGACCAGGGCGCTGCATATCGAGATTGGCAAGATCAGCGCGGCCAAGGGGGACACGATGCGCATAGCGTCGTGCATGGGGCGCATGGGGTGGAAAAAGAGGCGCAGGACAGGTGGTGCCCGCGAATGGTATTACGCGCGCCCTGCGGACGTTGTGGAGGATGGCGATGCGCTGCCGATTTGACTCTAATCCGTCCAACCAGCCTAACCATGTAATAAAGGTTAGACGGCCAAGACCCGCATGGATAAAGGCCCCGTCTAACCTCCTAACCCGTCTAACCTGTTTTACGTACATATATGTGCGCGGGCGCATGACGTGCTTGTAACTAGCTCTATATCATTATTTATACTAATCAAATATAGGTTAGGTTGGTTAGGAGGTTAGACGAACCCAATAGATATGCGGGTCTTGGCCGTCTAACCTCTGACACCCGAGGTTAGGAGGTTGGACGGAATGGATAAATCAGAGAAAAGGCGGTGCGGCATGATTAATTCAGGACTGGATATTTGGTACGACGAGAAGCGATGCGGATATTTCGTGACTGGCAGTGGGTTCGATTTCTTTGCCTACTTGACCGACGATGGTGACGGCAACAACTTTATCGAATGTGACCATGTGGTGCGACAAGGATATGACCAAGCCGTGCCGATCGTAGTGGCATTTGGCGGCGCAAAGAATTTGTCGCTTGATATCGTGGAAACCGCGATCTTGATTGAGTTGAAAAAATATTGGAAATAACTGCGTGTCTAAAGAATCCATGCGAGAGCAAATGCCGGAGATCGCGGCCCTCATAGACGCCCTCAGGGCGACTTTTGGCAAGGAGGTGATAGATGGGCAGATACGGAAGGGAATGAAGGGCGAGCCGGTGTTTTGGGCAACAGAGAACGGGTACGAAATTGGAACGCATGTCTACCGTGAAGCAAAAACAGGAGAAGAGAATGGCGTATAAGTCGGTAGACATGAGAGTTCGGTTGCCAGTGGCCGCGATGGTCGATGCGTTACGCGACCGCCGCACGCCGCTCGATAAGTGTCTGGACGTCTGGGTATGTTGGCAGCGAAGGAATGACACTGGGATTGGTTGGCGCGGACAGTCTGCGTTATTGGCAAGCGAGGCAAGCGCTAGTTCTGATCAGCTGTATGACCGGATGGATAATCAAACTGCAGAGGCGGTAGAGGCGATGATCAACAGCTTGCCGCAGCATCTTGGATGGGCGATCCGGAAGCGTTGCAGTATCGTGACGTTGTGGAAGTTCCCTAGATTGGTTTTTGTAGATGTTCTGGTTCTGGCCGAACATGAGCTAGAAAAGAAACTTAGAAATAATATTGCAACTGGAATTTACTTCCGATAGAATCTGCCACAGACGGGCAGCGCTTGCCCGAAACAAATGCAAAGAGCCCACTTCGGTGGGCTCTTTGCATTGTGCGTCGTCTTTCGTGAGGAAGCTATGTACCAATCCAAGCAGCCCAGCAAAGAGCAAGTACGGAATTGGATGGCACAACGCCAGTCGGAGCATAAGCCGCCGCCGGACCCAAAGCAAATACGCCGCCAGCTTGGATGGGAAATGATCGGCGCAGAGCGCAACAAGCAACGCGCATACTGAATTGCAGTTGAACCGAGTCTCCTCCACGCCATCCGGCTGGACTTCGCCGCAGTAGCGTTTCTCCTTCGCTGCTGCGGCTTTTTTATTCAAGGCGCGCCATGGCCACGTACTATCTACAGCAATGGGAAAAAAATGGTCGATTGGTTATTGACTCGACGTTCCCGCACAACGCACACAGCGTCAAGGAATCACGGGAAGCAAACTGCTGGATTGCGGCTAAGAAGGCGTTTGGATTTCCATTGACGAACGTGCATGATGCTCTGCTTTATCTGTTCAACAATCCGCCAAAACGCTGACCATGAGCGTCCTTGCCATGATGTTGATCCTCTACGGTAGAGCCAAGCCAGCACCGGTTTCGCGCAACTGGCCGTACAAGTGATGCATCTTACCGACACGGAGTGTGACGTCGTTCTTATTGCGAGTTGAGATGTCATCGTTCGATATTTCCATTCAGAGCAACCTGAAAGAGATCCAGGCAAAGCTCGGCGCTTTCGCTTACAAGCAGTTGCCATTCGCGACCGCGACCGCATTGACGTCGATGGCGAAGCTGGTGCAGAAGGCTGAAGTAGCAAATCTGCAAGCGACGTTCGCGAACCCATCCCCATTCACGCTGCGCTCGGTTCGCATGACAGCGGCGCGCAAGGATGATCTGGTCGCGACGGTATTTGTGATGGACAAGGCGGCGGAGTATCTGAGCCCGTACGAAACAGGCGGTGTCCACAAGCTGAACGGAAGAGCGCTGCTGAATCCGAAAGACATTGGGCTTAACCAATATGGGCAACTGCGTAGAGGTACGCTGTCCAGCCTGAAGGGGCGCAGTGACATATTCATTGGCCCGGTCAAGACAAAGAAAGGCGTTGTCAACGGCGTGTGGCAGCGCGAGGCCGGCAGTGCATCTGTGACGAACAAGCGCACCGGCAAGACATCGATCACGAAGCGGGGCGTCAACAAGTCGGGAGCATTGAAGCTGCTGATCCGATTCGGTGATGCTCTGCCGGTGAATAAGCACCTTGGCTATCAGGCGAGAGCCAAGGCGATCGTCAATGGCAGCATCAACAGGGAGCTGGGTAGAGCGCTGGCCAAGGCGATGGCGACTGCTAACCGAGGATAGGGGAGACGGGTCATCGCCGCCGTGGGGAATGATGGGTCGTCAAGGCGTCGCGGGTCCCTCCCGGGCAATCCGACAACGAGGGCATTGCGCACCGCGTTCTTTCTCTATCTAGAAAATATTTGCTAGGGGGTTGTATGGTTGATCTGTCCCAAGCAAGTTCTCAGGCTGTATTTGGAGAACTGGTTGGGATTAGCCAGCAGGCCGTCAGCGACTTGGTATCGCGCAGCGTATTGATGCCGGGCGATACGGCTGGCAGCTGGTTGCATGCGTATTGCTCCCACCTCCGCGAACAAGCTGCGGGCCGCGCCGCCGCCGGCGACCTCGACCTGGCTGGCGAACGTGCAGCGCTTGCGCGGGTCCAGCGCGAACGAATCGAAATGCAAAACGCAGTCACGCGCCGCGAGCTGGCGCCGGTTGCGCTGCTGGAATCTGCCCTGGCGACGATCGGCCGGCAGGTTGCCGCAATTCTGGAAGCTATCCCCGTCAACATCAAGCGCCGGTCCAATAACCTGACATCAGAAGACATTCAGTTCATGGTCGAGGAAATCGCCAAGGCGCGCAACCTGGCTGCACAGGCGCAGCTAGAAATGAAAGATGCGGATGTGGACGGAAATTCGGAAAGCGATACGGAAGGGACTGAAGAGTATTGAGGTCCCGATGCCGATGCGCCTATCCCAATGGGCCGCAGAGCATTTTTATTTAAGTGGTGAGTCATCGTACGTTGAAGGGGCATGGAAGGCCTATCCGTATCAGACGGGCATTCTCGATGCCTTCAGCAATGATGACATCGAGGAGGCAACGTTTCAAAAGTCGGCGCGCGTCGGCTATACCAAGATGATTGTTGCCGCAATTGGTTATTTCGCGCACCACAAACGTCGTAATCAAGCAATTTGGCAACCGACGGATGACGACGCAGACGAGTTCGTCAAGGTTGAGCTCGACACCATGCTGCGCGACGTGCCGGTCATGCAGGAGGTACTGCCGACGCACCTCAGTCGCGACAAGAGAAGCACGCTGCGCGCCAAAGTATTTCTAGGGTCGATCGCATATATCCGCGGCGGCAAGGCGGCAAAGAACTACCGGCGACTGTCTGTCGATGTCGTCATTCTGGATGAGCTTGACGGCTTTGATCTGGATATCGAAAAAGAAGGCAGCCCCGACAAGCTAGCGAAGAAGCGTACCGAAGGCGCGACCTTCCCCAAGCAAATCATGGGGTCTACGCCAAAGCTGAAGGGATTCAGCCGCATTGAGGCGCGGTATCAGCAGAGTGATTTGAGATTCAAGTTTCACGTTCCTTGCCCGGTATGCGATGAAGAACACGCGCTCGAGTTCGGCGGGGAGAAGAAACTCTACGGTTTCAAATGGATCGATCGCGATCCGGAGACAGTCGGTTATGCGTGCCCGCATTGCGGTGGGATTTACAAGCAAGCCGATTACTTATCGGTCTGGGAGCGTGGGCGCTGGATCGCGGAGGACGGCACCTGGATCGATTCCGACTCTCGGTTTCACGCAACTGGCGGTGAAATCGTCAAAGCGCCACGCTCGATCGCTTTCCATATCTGGACGGCGTACAGCCCACAAGCGACCTGGCAACAAATTGTCCGTGAATATCTCAGCGCCGTTGACAAACTGCGCTCCGGCGACAAGAGCGAATTAAAAACTTTCACGAACACCACGCTGGGCGAGACCTGGGAAGAGGAAGTTGAAAAGACCGAGGCAGACGAACTGTCGAGGCGGGCCGAAGACTATCCGCTACGCATCGTGCCCAAGGGTGGACTTGTCCTGGTTGCCGGCGTCGACGTCCAGTCAAACCGATTCGAAATCGTTACCTGGGCAATCGGGCGCGGCGAGGAAATGTGGGTAGTCGATTACCACGTCATCGACGCAAATCCTGCGGATGAGCGCGACTGGGAAGAGAAGCTCGACCCTTATTTGCAGCTGAGGTTCCGGCATGCACAAGGACAAACGCTCGGTATAGAAGCGGCGGCAATCGACACCGGTGGACACTTTACCCATCAGGCCTATAACTTTTGCCGCGTGCGTACCAGGCGCAAGATTTATGCGATCAAGGGCGATACACGCCAAGGGCAGCAGGTGAAGGGCCGGAGCAGTTATCAGGATGTAAACCATCGCGGCGTCATCTTGAAAAGGGGCGTGAAGCTCTGGATGGTGGGTACCGATACTGCGAAAGATTTGATATTTGGCCGCCTGCAAGTCACTTCTCCGGGCCCCGGGTATGTTCATTTTTCGAAACACTTGCCCAATGAATTTTATGAGCAGCTGACATCGGAAGTGCGGGTCCTGCAGAGAACATCCGGCGGCGAACAATACCGGTGGGTAAAGCGGCGCGCACGCAATGAAGTGCTCGATTGCACGGTGTATGCACTGTTTTCAGCGCATGCGCTTGATCTGAACCGCTTTACCGACCGCATGTGGACCAAATTGGAAGATGCGGTGTGCCCTCCAGTTGGCGACCTGTTCGCCAGTGAGTCGCCCGACATGGCAACAGCAGTACCGTCGCAAATGGATACCGATGCGGACGCTCAGCGCGAGGCCGATCTTCCGGGCGTAAAGCTGTTGATCAATGCGCAACCAAAGAAAACGTTTACCAGCCGTCTGGCCTAGGAACTAAATGTCATCCTTTAATCCAAACACCAGTCTGTTTGCCGGCATGCCAACGGCCACGCTGCAACAAGCGCTGGCCACAGCCCAGCAGGCATATCTGGATCTGTCGACCGGCGCCAAAGGGGAGTCGTACTCCTATACGCAAGGCGATGGCGCCAAGGCGGTGACCTACACCAAGACCAATATCCAGCAGCTGATTACCCTGATCAAGGGACTCCAGCTCCAGCTCGGCATTATTAGTCAGGCCCGCCGCCCAGCAAGGTTCAGGTTCTGATGGAGAACCCAGTGACGATACTCGGCCCTAACGGCTTGCCGTACGCGCCGACGCGCAGCCGTGCATCCATGTTGGTGGGGGCCAGCAACACGCCCTATGATGCGGCCGACCAGCGCGGCGACCACATGGCTGACTGGAATCCGTACTTGGGATCGCCCGATGGCGAACTCAACATGTACCGTGACCGCATCGTGTCGCGCGTGCGGGATCTGGTGCGCAATGACGGTTGGGCATCCGGCGCCGTCACGCGCATTCTGGACAATGCGATCGGCGCGAATTTCCGTCCGATTTTCAAGCCGGACTATCAGGCGCTCGCGGCGCATACCGGTATCAAGGGATTCGACCATGTGTGGGCGGACGAATATGGTCAGGCGCTGGAAGCGGCTTGGCGCACATGGGCCAACGATGTCGGTCGTTACTGCGATGCGCAGCGCAACCTGACAGTCGCGCAAATCATGCGCCTGGCGTTCCGCCACAAGATCATCGACGGCGATGCGCTGGCCGTGTTGCACTGGCTTCCCGGGCGCATTGGCGAGGGCCGGGCGCGCTATGCGACGACGATTCAGGTGGTCGACCCGGACCGGCTATCGAACCCGCAACTCAAATTCGATGCCGAAACCATGCGTGGCGGCGTCGAGATCGATGCGTATGGTGCTGCGGTCGCGTACCACATTCGCAAGGCGCACCAGGGCGATTACTTCAGCGCGGCCAAGGCCGTGACATGGGAGCGCATCGAAAAAGAAACCAGCTGGGGTCGCCCGATCGTCGTGCATGATTTCGACCATGACCGAGCCGCCCAGCACCGCGGTGGTTCCGGCATCTTCGCGCCGGTGGTGCAGCGCTTGAAAATGCTGGTCAAATATGACGGCGCCGAACTGGACGCATCGATCATCAATGCGATTTTCGGGGCGTATATCGAATCGCCATTCGACCCGGCAATAGTGGAACAGGCGCTCGGCGACACGTCGGAACTTGGCGCCTATCAAGACAGCCGAGCCTCGTTCCATGATGAACGCAGGATCAAGCTTGGTGGCGCCCGCATGCCGATCCTGTTCCCTGGCGAAAAAATCAACGCGGTCACTGCAGCGCGCCCGAACAGTAACTTCAAGGATTTCGAAGCAGCCGTGTTGCGCAATTTCGCAGCCGGGACCGGACTGTCCGCGCAACAGGTCAGCAACGACTGGTCGGACGTGAACTACAGCTCGGCACGCGGCGCCATGCTTGAGGCTTGGAAAACACTGTCCCGCCGGCGCAATGACTTCGCGACCGGCTTCGGTCAGCCGATTGTCTGCGCCTTCACCGAAGAGGCGATGGAAGTCGACGATTTGCCGCTGCCGGCCGGCGCGCCATCATTTTCCGAATTTCGCGCCGCGTACTCGCGCACCAAATGGATGGGGCCCGGGCGCGGCATCATCGATCCGGTCAAAGAGCGCCAGGGCGCCATCCTCGGCATGGATGCTGCGCTATCGACGCTGGAAGATGAGGCGGCGGAACTGGGTGGTGTTGACTGGCGCGAAACCGTTGCGCAGCGCGCGATCGAGATTGCCCGCTTCAAGGAACTCGGCATTCCGCTGCCGGAGTGGGCCGCCGGCGCCGATGCGACCGAAGCAATCAATGAACCAAAGGCGACCTGATGAAATTTGAATTTTTGGCACAACGGTTGTTCAACACGCCGCTCGCAATTGCACCGGGAAAAGCGGAAGTGATCATGGCGGCGCTTGCGGACCGGCTCGGCATTGGGCAGATTGCACGGCTGACCGCGGCACCGATGGCCTATGACGAGTATGAGGACGATGATTACAGTGCACCAGGGCGCAATCCACGCGGCGGCTACGATATCGTCGGCGGCGTCGCGATCATCGAAGTGTGCGGCACGCTGGTGCAGAAGCTGGGCACGCTGCGGCCCTACTCGGGTATGTCTGGCTATGACGGAATTCGGCAAAACTTCATGATGGCGATGAGCGATCCGGAAGTGAAGGCGATTATGCTCGACATCGACAGCCCGGGTGGCGAAGTGTCCGGCTGCTTCGACCTGGTCGACGCGATCTACCAGGCACGCGGCAAGAAGCCGATCTGGTCAATCCTCAATGAGTCGGCCTACTCGGCCGCCTATGCGATTGCCAGCGCAGCAGACAAGATCATCATCCCGCGCACCGGGGGTGTCGGCTCGATCGGCGTGATCTGGATGCACATGGACTGGTCCAAGGCGCTGACCGGGGCCGGATTCAAGGTGACGTTCATCACCTACGGCGACACCAAAGCCGACGGGCACCCGGAAATCCCGCTCTCCACTGAGGCGCTGGCAAGGTTCCAGGGCGAAATCAACATGATGGGCGAACTGTTCGTTTCGACAGTCGCCCGCAACAGGAATATTTCGGCGAAATCCGTCCGAGATACGCAAGCCGCAACGTTTCTTGGGGCTGATGGCGTAAGCCAAGGTCTTGCGGATGCTGTGATGGCGCCGGATGCCGCCTTTCGCCTTCTTCTGGCGGAAATCGATTAATGGAAGCAGATCGGTTTGAAAGCAAAATTGAGCGAGTTCCAGAATCAGGATGCTGGGTATGGACTGCAGCTCTTAATTCTTATGGGTACGGTCAATTTAAAAAAAATGGATCAATGCGTGGGGCTCATCGGATTAGCTATGAAAAATCAGTCGGCCCGATTCCAGTCGGATTAGTGCTCGATCACTTGTGCCGAAACAGATGCTGCGTAAATCCACATCACTTGGAACCTGTAACGATTGCGGAAAACGTGGCACGCGGGAGTAGGGGCATTCTGAAAACACATTGTGTCAATGGTCACTTGCGTTCTGATGACAACATTTACATTAGGCCGGGCAACCCCCATAGGGACTGCTTGATATGCAAACGAGCTGCCGCTAAAGCAGTAAGCAAATGCAACAGAACTATCTGTAATTAACTTTAGGAGATTGACGATGAAATTATCAAAACTGGCGGCTGCATTGCCATATGCACATTTGCTCGGCTTCTCTGCCGCTAAAGCGGAAGACGATGACGAGATGAAGCAGGGCGCCGATGAATCCGACGAGGACTATGCCAAGCGCATGGAAGAGGAGGATAAAAAGGAAACGGAAGACGACGCCAAAAAGGCCGAAGACGACAAGGGAAAAAAGGACGCCAAAGCTGAAGAGGGCGATGACGACGAAGAAGAAGACGACGAAAAGAAGGATGACAAGGAACAGGCCGCTCGCAAGTCCGAGCGCGCACGCTGTGCCGCCATTTTCAAATGTGACGCAGCGGGCTCACGTCCTGATGTCGCCGCCCACCTGGCATTCGCAACCGATATGTCGAGCGCAGATGCCATCGCCATGTTGAGCACCGTCGCCGGCGGCAAGACTCGCGGCCTGGCAAGCCGCATGGCAACAGTCCAGACCCCGAATGTGGGAACGGAAGCAGGCGCTGTACCCGCAGCAAACAGCCCGCAAGGGGTAGCAGCGCGAATTGTCGCAGCAGGTAAAAAACGCCGCGGCGAATCCTGATTTCAACTTTTCCATATTAAGGAACCATAACCATGACACTTACCGTCAATTCGTTGGGCGACAACCCGCAGACCCCCGGCATCTATGCTGAGGCCTATATCCCAGATCAACTGATCGCGGGCAACCACAAGCTGGTGACCGATTCGGTGACCATTCTTTCCGGGCAGGTGCTGCAGCGCGGCTCCGTGCTGGGCAAAATCACCGCATCGGACAAATACATTCTGGCCTTGAGCGCTGCCGTGGACGGCTCACAGAATCCGGTCGCCATCGCGGCTGACTATATCGACGCAACCGCCGGCGATGTCACTGGTGGCATCTACCTGGCTGGGGAATTCAACAGCACAGCGATCACGCTCGGCACCGGCATCACGCTGGCGGCGGCGACTGCAGCTCTCCGGCCGTTGTCGATGTATCTGAAAACCAACGTCAGCGCAACCGACCCGACCTAAACAATCCCGCCCAGCTAAGGCCCTCTCCGGAGGGCTTTTTTAATGGACAAAAATTTACGGAGCTAGCAAATGCCAAACAACACTTTCATCTACGACACCAACGCACTGATTGGCGTCGTCCCGAACTTGAAGCGTCCTCAGAAATTCCTGCTGGACAAATTTTTCCCGAATATCGTCATGTCCGACACCGAATATGTGTCGATCGACGTTGACGTCGGCAAGCGCCGCATGTCGCCGTTCGTCTCTCCGCTGGTCGAGGGAAAACTGGTTGAGCAACGCCGGTTCCAAACCAACGTGTTCAAGCCCGCCTACATCAAGGACAAGCGCGCTCCGGATCTGCGCAAGCCAGTTCGCCGCATGATCGGCGAGCGTATCGGCGGCGAGCTGCTTGGCGCCGAGCGTGAGGCCGCCAATCTCGAAGCCGAGATGACCGACCAGATCGACATGATCGATCGCCGCCTGGAATGGATGGCATCGCAAGCGCTGGTCGGCGGCTCCGTCACGATCGCTGGCGATGGCTTCCCGTCCGTCGTGGTTGACTTCGGTCGGGATGCAGCGCTCTCCATTGCCCTGGCAGGTGCTGCCAAGTGGGACGCCGCGTTTGCAGCGGTTGGTGCAAATGGCATCTTTACCGTGCCGTCGACCAACATCGAGCAGTGGTCCCACATCATGTTGAAGAAATCGGGCGGCGTTGCCACCGATCTGATCTTCACCACGACGTCCTGGCTGCTGTTCATCGCCGACACCAACGTGCAGAAGTCGGTCTACTATCCGCGCGTCGGCGAAAGCAACAACGTCAACTACGGCTCGCAGACTCAGCGCGGTGCGCAGTACAAGGGCAAGTGGGGCCAGTACGATTTGTGGGTCTATAACGACTGGTACGTCGATGACAACAACGTCGAGCAGCCGATGCTGGTCGATGGCTCGGTGATCATGAGCGGCGCCGATCTGATGGGCACCCGCGCATTCGGTCAAATCCTCGACCCAGCGTTCAACTATGCGGCTATGCCTTACGCGCCGAAGACCTGGCTGGAAAACGACCCTGCGCAGCGCTTCATCATGATGCAGTCATCGCCGATCGTCATTCCGTCGCGCGTCAATGCCTCGCTGTGCGCAACGGTTGCTACTGCGGTAGTGAGCTAACCATGGCCGCCAAGTTAGTGACGGCAATTGTTGCTGAGCGCAAGACCGTTCTGTTCGAGGGCAAGTACGCCGGTCCCGGCACTGAAATCAGCCTCCCGGCTGACGAAGTAGCAGAGCTGCGCGCGCTCGGGTTCCTCGTGGATCCCACGGCGCCCGAAGCTCCTGCAACTGGCGAGGGGCCGACGTTTGATCTGCCAGCCGGCCCGCAAGTAAAGGTCGGTAAGGAATGATCGACTGGGACAAGATAGTGAACGGCCCGGTGATGGGCGTGTTCGGCGAGCCGGCAGTATTCCAGCCGGTAGTCGGCGCGCCCTTTGATATCCACGGGACTTTTCATGAGGCGTATAAAAGCGTCGATCTGGTCGGCGGCATGGGCGTCACTTCGGAGATGCCCGCGCTCGGCGTTCAGCTATCTGAGTTCCTTATCCATCCCCTGCAAAAAGACCGCGTCGCGATCACCGCTACTGCCTTGCACGGTGGTGGCACATACGCAGTGAAGGAAGTCCAGCCAAATGGACTTGGCGCGGCCGTACTGCTTCTCAACCGTGTGGGGGACTGATGGCTGACCAAACGATGTTGGCACGCCGCCAGATTCGCTTAGCGGCACTGGCTGCGCTGACCGGTGCGTCGTTTGCCGGTGTCGTGATTGACTCGCCTGGCGACTGGTCGACCCCTCCCGAGGCTCTGCCGGCGATATTGTTGCGCGCGACAGATGACCGCAAGGAATCGATCACCAAAGGCCAACCCGAGTTCACCACGACCATCAGCCTCGAAATCGAGGCGCGGGTAGGTGCAGTCGATGACGCTGCAGCGCAAGACGCCATTGAGGCGCTTTGCTATGCCATCGAAATGGCGTTGCTGACGAATTACGCGCTTATTTCAATCGTCAATCAGGTTGCCTCGTTCGACACAAAGATGGAAATTTCATCTGACGGGAAGATTCATTTTGGTGGCGCCAGGATGACGGTGAATTTTGAAGTGCCGGAGATGTTCGATCCGTTCGCAACCGTCTTGCCGCCTGCCTTGACTAGCTTTGGCCTGCATTTCGATGCTGGGTCGCCATTCGATTCGACCGGCACTTATGCCAATCCGCTGTTCCCTGGCTTACCCGCACCGCGTACCTCTGGGCCTGATGGCCGCGACGAGGGCGCTCTTGATATTACGTTGCCCCAATAGGAGTCCCTTATGTACGTGAGACCAGCGCCGGGTATAAAAATCCGCGACCCTGATTTATTGGATTTCCTCCCGATTGAGGGCAGAGAAGTCCCCACCACAGATTTCTGGAATCGCCGTCTACGTGACGGCGATGTCATTTCTGGCGCGCCAGAAGTTGCCAGTAACGTTAAAAAAACTGACCGGAGTAAAGAACAATGACCGTTCCATTCAAAAATATTCCCGCGAATATCCGGGTGCCGCTGTTCTACGCGGAAGTCGATAATTCGATGGCGAACACAGGGCAGATCAATCAGCGCGCGCTGATCATCGGACAGATTACGGTGGCCGGTACTGCAGTACCAAACGTCCCGATCATCTCCCAGGGCGTGTCCGACGCAGCCACGGCCGGTGGCCAGAATTCGATGCTCGCCCTGATGACTGCCGCCTACCGGAAGAACGATACGTTCGGTGAAGTCTGGTACCTGCCCTTGGCAGACGACCCGGCAGCAGTCGCGGCAGCCGGCACGCTGACCTTCCTCACGGTCCCGACCGCGAATGGAACGGTCTATCTGTATGTCGGCGGCGTTCGTTATGCGATGGCGGCGCTGACAACGCAAACCGTTGCCCAGATGGCTACCGCGCTGGCAGCGATCATCAATGCCGATCTGACCTGTCCTGTTACAGCCGCTGCGGCGCTCGGCGCGGTGACCTTCACTGCGGTGAATAAAGGGCCGGCCGGTAACGACATCGACTTGCGCTTGAACTATCAGGGCACACGCGGCGGCGAGGTCCTTCCGGCTGGGGTGACCGTCACTGTCGTTCAGATGGCGGCCGGCGCGACTGCCCCGTCACTGACGACCGCCTTGCTCAACCTCGGTAGTCAGGCATTCGATTTTATCGTTTGCCCATACACCGACACCATCTCGCTCGATGCAATGAAGGGGCTGTTGAACGACACAACCGGTCGCTGGGCCTGGAACCTGCAGCTGTACGGCCATTACTTCGCGGTGTCCAATGGCACGCTCGGCGCCCAGGTCACGCTCGGCACCGCGCGCAACGACCAGCACGGGTCGATCATGGGAATCTATGATTCGCCAACCCCGACCTGGTTGTGGGCCGCTGCGCTGACCGGCGCCACGGCAACGAGCGTACGCGCCGACCCGGCATTGCCAGTACAAACCGTGGCGATTCAGGGCGTGCTCGCGCCGCCGTTGCAATCGCGCTTCCAGCTGACGGACCAGAATACCTTGCTGTATGACGGCATCTCGACGTTCTCGGTTGCCGACGATGGAACGGTTGCTATTCAGAACCTGATCACGACCTACCAGAAAAACGCGTTCGGCAATCCGGATAACAGCTATCTGGAAGTCGAAACGATGTTCACTCTCGCCTACGTGCTGCGCGCGCTCAAAACGCTCGTGACTTCGAAGTATGCCCGCGTGAAGCTGGCTGCGAACGGTACCCGGTTTGCAACCGGATCGGCGATCGTGACGCCGAATACCATCCGGGCGGACCTGATCGCGAAATACCGCGAGCTGGAAGCCGCCGGACTGGTTCAGAACGGTGACGCATTCAAGCAAGGGCTGATCGTGCAGCAAAACACGCAGAACCCGAACCGCGTTGATGTCCTCTTCCCCGGCATCCTGATCAACCAGCTGCGCATCTTCGCGCTGCTGAATCAGTTCCGACTCCAGTAACCCCGCCGCCATCCAATGAAGCCGCTCTCGAGCGGTTTCCTCATTTAAGGAGCCTCAATTGGCCGATACCACAAACAGACTGGCAGGCATTGCATACCTGTCAGTCGATGGACAAAACTACATGCTGGCCGGGGATTTTGGCTACAGCGTTTCGAAGATTTCACGCGAAACGCTCATCGGTCAGGACCGTGTGCACGGCTATTCCGAAAAACCGCACGCCGGCAGCATGTCCGGAACGATCCGCGATGCCGGCGGCTTGAGTGTCGCCAGCTTCAATGCAATGACCAACGTCACCGTGACCGCCGAGCTGGCGAACGGCAAGACGATCATTGGCCGCAATATGTGGACAACTGACGCCCAAGAAGTGAAGACGGCAGACGGGACCTTCGAAGTGAAATGGGAAGGCATGAACGTCGAGGAGGCGTAATAAATATGGACAGCCAAAATCAAATAGCGGAAATGCCGGATGAAAAAACCATCACCTTGCGCAAACCAGTGACGCTCGGCGGCGTTACTTACGAAAAGCTCGACTTGCGCGAGCCGACTGCAGGCGAGTTGGCTAAGGCAACCAAAGCTGGCGGAAACGTAGATGTGGCGATCGCACTAATTTCTCTGATCGCCAAAGTCCCGCGTGGCGCCATTGAGGGACTGAGCCAACGTGACTTGCAGGAGGCATCAGATTTCCTTGGGGGTTTTACCTTAACTGGCCAGGAAACTGGCCAGACGTCGTAGCCGAACTGACGAAGTACTACGGATGGGGGCCGCATGATGCATGGTCCCTGACCTGGACAGAGTTGGATTGGTGGAACAGACAAGCGCATCGCATCGTTAAATCGGCTGGGACTCAGTAATGGCAAATAATTTTCAGATCGTTATTTCGGCAGTTGATAAGGCAACAGCGACCGTCCGGAAGATTAACGATTCGTTTTCACGCATTACGCGTCCGATCACGCAGATCAAGAGGTCGATGGGCTCGCTAGGCAAGGAAATGGGCTTGGACAGGATCGGAAAATCCATGTCCAAGGTCGGCAAGTCGGCAAGCGTCGTTGCCGGTAAGATTTCCTCTGTTGTCGCGCCGATGGCAGCTGTCGTTGGTGTTGGCTCCATCGCTGGTGTCGCTGCCTTGGCCACGGAGTGGGGTCATCTTGGATTCGAAATTGCCAAGACTTCAGCCAATCTTGGGATGGCGACATCAGATTTGCAGTCCTTACGCGGCGCTGCACAGTTGGCCGGAGTCTCGGCAGGGGAGTTGACTGGTGGCCTGAAATCCGTAGGCGACACGATGGAAGACGCCCTTTTCGGGCGCAACCAATCGGCACTGATGCTCCTCAATAAAATGAATATCGGCATCCATAAAACCGCTGATGGCTCGATCGATGCGGCGCGCGGCTTCAAGGATATCGCGACCTATATATCCGGTATCAAGAGTGCTCAGGTGCAGGGCCTTGTCGCTCGGCAGTTCGGCCTGGAGACGGCATTGCCGCTGCTGCGCAAAGGGGCGAAGGGCATTGAGGAATACCAGCGTAAGGTCCAGGAGTTTGGAGGATCTCAATCACAAGGATCGATCAATGCCGCTGAAAATTTTGGACTGAGCCTGAATTACCTCAGTTTGGCGGCGCAAGGATTGAAAACCACGATTGGAGATAAGTTGGTTCCGATTCTGCAGCCATTTATCGAGAAATTAACATCATGGGTCTCTGCTAATCGGGATCTGATCGCCACGCGAGTATCTGAATTTGTCGAGGGATTTGCAAATTGGATCGAGCGCATTAATTTCGACGAGGTATTGAAGGGCATCACAGACTTTATCCGTGGCATTGGCGAGGTAGTGGATTGGCTGGGCGGATGGAAAAGCGCGGCGCTGCTGGTGATGGGCGTGATGGCCGGGCCGTTCCTGCTGAGCATCGCCACATTCGGTGGCAGCCTGCTTAACCTGGCGTCGGTGACGATCCCCTTCATCATTCGCGCGCTTGGCTTGCTGCGGCTTGCCATGTTGGCTAATCCGATCACCGCAATCGTCTTGGCTGTGGCGACCGCGGCGCTATTGATCTACGAGAATTGGGACAAGGTGAAGCGGTGGTGGCATCGGCTATGGGGCGACATGTCCGACGATGCATCGAGCGGACAGAAATCGATTGCTGACTCTGCCGACAAGCTTGCCAATGGCGCGTTCAAAGCTGGCGGTGGTAAATTTGACGGGCGTGGGGCTTCTGGCGATTGGGAGTCTGCTCCAGATAGCAATGCAGCTCTCGGCGTCCGCAATAACAATCCCGGCAATCTCAGATCGTGGGGCAACGTGCCAAGAGTAGGCGGTTATGCGACGTTTTCCACGCCCGAAGCCGGCCTGACGGCGATGATCAATAATTTGCAGGCCCAGCAGAGCAAACACGGACTGAACACCATCGCGGGCATCATCGGCAAGTGGGCGCCGCCTGGCGAGAACAACACGGCCGCCTACATTGCTGACATGGAAAAGCAAACCGGCTTCAAGGCTAATCAACAGCTCGACCTGACCGACAAGAAAACCGTGGCACCGCTGGTGTCGGGCATCATCAAGCATGAAGGAAACAGCGCCGGATTCAGCAAAAGCATGGTGGATGAGGCAGTCACGCGGGTCGTTGTCGACTTTAAAAACGCCCCGGCCGGTACGACTGCGACGGCGAAATCGAAAGGTGGCGACATGGTTCCCGTACGGGTCAGCCATTCCATGCCGTCACTGGCGGCTGGATGAGCCTCGATAGCGCCTTGGGCGCGTTGCAGTCGATCACGACGACGATTGGCACGGGTGTCAATACGGTTATGCGTGCGGCTGGCGATCTTGGCGGCGGGCTTGGCGGTGCCGGCGGTGCAGCGTCCTGGACGAAGCAACTGCGGCCGGCTTCCTACCGAGGCGTGCCATTCGGTGTTTTTGGCGGCAATAGCAAGTTTGGCCGCCGCAATGCCGTGCATGAGTACCCGTTCCGCGACAAGCCATGGGTCGAGGATCTAGGCCGGGCTGCTCGCCGCATCAGCGTCTCTGGCTTTCTGGTTGGCGACGATGTTATCCAGCAGCGCGAGCGCATGATCGCGGCCAGCGAAAATCCGGGCGATGGCGAGTTGATCCATCCGACGTATGGGCGGCTCACGGTCAGCTTGATCGACTTCTCGACTGAAGAGCGGTGGGACCAGGGGCGCGTTTTTGAGGTCACGTTCTCCTTTGTTGAGGCCGGGCAGAGAACATTTCCGAGCGTCGCAACATCGACCAAGGATGCGGTGACGATGGCTTGTACTGCCGCAGATGCGGCCGTCAAGACTGATTTTATTTCTTCCGCCACGTCGACCTTAAAACAAGGTGCAGCAGTAGTCGGGCAAGCAGTCAGCACAGCAGCCGCTTGGGGCCGGCAGGCGCAGCGCTTGGCGAATGATGCGACCAATCTGTTCAACATGGTCGGCACGCTGAAGGGCGGATTCGGTCGATTTTCCAACGGTAGCGGGATTAGTCGAGTTGCGGTTGCAGTCGGCGCCCTGTCGAGCATTTCGAACACGGTACCTGGCCTGATCGCGCTTGGCTCGGTTGCTCGGAGTACCGTTTCACGCGCTGTCAGTGGTCTTTCGTCAATCGCATCGGGGCTTGGATCATGAGTACCACCGCAGACTTCGCCGATGCAGCGCAAGCGCTTGCTGCGGCCCTTTACGCATCAGCCGTCAACCCGGCCGACGCGATCCGGTTGCTGTCAAACCTCTCAAATTTTGTATCTGCTGCGCCGACATCGTCGTCCTCGATTGGACTGGCGATGGCGTCGATGCAGACCGCTTCGGGAGACTTGTTTCGGCGCGCCGCAGTCGTTGCGCTCGCCCGCGCCAGTGCGGACTACCAGCCCACGTCGTCCGATGATGCTGCAGCGGTCAGAACATCCGTTTGCGCCTTGCTGGACGCGGAGATTACAGTCGCTGGAGACCAGGGACAGGACGCAACGTTCAACGCGCTGCGCGTGGTGCGGGCGGCGGTGTGTCAGGATCTAACTTCGCGCGGCGCTGGTCTCGCCGCGATCGCGACGATTGCGACCGGTCAGCCGGTGCCGGCGCCGGTTCTCGCACAGCGCCTGTACCGCGATCCGGCTCGGGCCGACGAGCTGGTGGGTCAAGCTAACCCAGTGCATCCGGCGTTCATGCCCGTGCGCTTTAAGGCGTTGTCGGAGTAGCTGGTTGCTCTGCCAGTGATTTCCAGTCGTGCGTAATGACCGTCACTTTCGGTTTGATTTTTGATACCTCGATTTGGCCGCAAACAAACGATGCGGGGTGCCCCCACGATGTGTATTGCATTGCCATTTGAGCGCCATTCTTATTGCATAGGGCCATGCTTTTGAAGTCGCGAGCATGAGTTGACCCGCCGAGGTAGCCATCGGCAAAGATGAGGGTCAGCGCAAAAACTGTAATCATGAAACCTCCTTTTATTGCCCGCCGATGCGCGGGCTTTTTTGTGGAAAAACCAAGTCAATGTCGGATGATCTTACTTTAATTGTCGGCGGGCGCCTTTTATCCGGATGGACATCGATCCGAGTCACCCGCGGCATCGAGCGCTGCCCAAGCGATTTCGAAGTGGCGATGACGGAGTTATACCCGGATGAAGCCGGCGCCTTCATCATCCAGCCCGGCGATTCATGCCAGGTGCTGCTTGGTAGCGACCTTGTCATCACCGGTTACGTCGACCGGTTCAGCCCATCGATCGATAACGGCCAGCATGCCATACGCGTATCGGGACGTGGCAAATGCGCGGACCTGGTGGACTGCGCGGCGGAATGGCCTGGCGGTCAGATCAGCGGATCCAATGTCCTCGCGATCGCTCAAAAGCTGGCGTTGCCTTATGGGGTGTCCACCACAGGTGATTCCTCCTATCCAATCACCGTCACTACCGATGCAACCGACCTCGGTCCAGTGATTCCGCAATTTAGCCTCAGTCTGGGCGAATCGGCATTTGAAATCATCGAGCGCCTTTGTCGCTACACAGCGCTGCTTGCCTACGATAAACCAGACGGAAATCTATTCCTGACTCGCGTGGGGACCGTTCAGGCGGCTAGCGGATTCGAGCAGGGCGTCAACGTGCAATCGGCATCCCTCGACTACGCGATGGACCAGCAATATTCGGAGGTCTTGGCCTTCATCCAGTCCCTGGACACGTTTCACGATGTCAGTGATATCGGCAATCTACAGGCTATCGTGACGAATGCCGGCGTGCCGCGGCATCGCCGGAAAATCGTTATTGCAGAGTCCGGCGACAGTGGATTTGAAGTTCTTAAAAAGCGGGCGGACTGGGAGGTCGTGCGGAGATATGGCCGGTCTGCTCAATTGCATGTGACTACCGATGGATGGCGCGATTCGGCCGGCACGCTATATGCCCCGAACACATTGGTTCCGGTGAATTTTCCAGCCCTAAAGCGTCCGCCGGCGACCTGGCTCATCAGCGAAGTGACCTATAAGCGCGACGGTCAGAGTGGCACCACGTGCGACCTCGTCATCATGCCGCCGCAAGCATTCAGCCCCCAGCCATCCCTGCTTTACCGCGTTTTCGCGGATGTTCCCGCAGCGGCCGGCAAATGATCGCTGCCATCGAAAGGCTATACCGGGTCGCAATGCTGGCGTTCGGCCGTGGCCGTGTCACCTTCGTGGACGACTCCGGCGCCGTGCAAAAGCTTCAGGTGAAGTTTAACCAGCTTGAGATCATCGACAACATGCCGGCACCACATGATTTTGGCTTTACGTCGAATCCGCCGGTTGGCTCCGATGTGTTCGCCTCATTCCTGGGCGGCAATCGAAGAAACGGCATGGTGGTGGCGATCGGAAATCAGACCTACCGCATGAAGAATTTGAAATCAGGCGAGATGGCGATTTATGACAGCTTGGGGCAGTCGGTTTACTTGACGCAAACCGGCATCGTGATCAACGGCGCAGGCCTGCCGCTTACGGTCAATAACACACCGAAGGTAACCATCAACGCATCGACGGAGATTGATTTGAACACGCCAATTTTGAAAGTGTCGGGCGACATCATCGATAACAGCGGCAGCAACACGCACACCATGGCGCAGATGCGGACGATTTACGATTCGCACAATCACGTCGTGACCGGTATTCAGACCGGGTCGAGTAGCGTCACCTCTAATACGACTACGCAAACAGAATGAGCGACACATCCACAGTTTGGATTCGCGATCTCGGGCGCGGTGATTGGGTTCTGAGCGCCGCAAACCTGCAAAGCGGAAACGATCTCGAAACAGCGATCTTGATCAGCATCTTCTCAGATCGCGAAGCAAATCCGGACGACGTCATACCGGATGGCACAAACGATCCACGAGGCTGGATCGGTGACGCCGACCAGCCCTACAAAATTGGCTCGCGGATATGGCTGCTGACCCGTGCAAAGCAGACGCAAGAAACATTGAGCCGCGCGAATGACTACATCGCTGAAGCGCTGCAATGGCTGATTGACGACGCGGTGGTGGCGCGATTCGACATCACCACGGAATGGAAAAAAGCATCGATGCTGGGGGCGCTCGTCGTCGCGTACGAGAACAATGGCTCATCGATCCCGATGAACTTTAGCTGGGTATGGAAAGCGATTAACTGATATGCCATTTACACGCCCCACACTGACCGCGCTGCGCAACCAGGTCGCGCAAGACATTTCGTCGGCCCTGCCTGGTTCGGACGCACTGCTGCGGTTTTCGAACTTGAATATTTCTGGCATTGCACAGGCGAATTTAGCCAATCTGCATTACGGGTACCTCGACTGGATTGCCAGGCAGGCGAACCCTTTTACTGCAACCGATGAATTCCTCGAAGGATGGGCCGCGCTCAAGGGCGTCTATCGCAAGTCCGCCACGTCGGCGACCGGTAGCGTGTCATTTTCTGGTGCGAACGGCGCGGTGATTCCGGCCGGCTCTGGCTTGGTGCGGGGCGACGGCGTAACCGGTACGACGCTTGCGGATGCAACGGTTGCCAGCGGCACCGCAATTGTGAGCGCAACGATCACCGCCGATCCAACTGGCGTAGGCGGCGCATTCGGCAATGCGGCGGTAGGCGTGGCGATGACGCTCAGCCAGGCCATCGCGGGCGTACAGGCGAGCGGCGCAGTAAGCGCGGCGTTCACTGGCGGCGCAGACATTGAAACCGATGCCTCGCTCAAAAGCCGCATGTTGTTGGCGTATCAGAATACTCCGCAGGGCGGCGATAAAACCGACTATGAAGGCTGGGCCAAGAGCGTGCCGGGAGTGACGCGCGCCTGGTGTTCGCCGAACTCGTTCGGGGCAGGCACCGTCGTGGTCTACGTCATGCTCGACGCCAGCGAGTCCGCATTTAACGGGTTCCCGCAAGGGTCCAATGGCGTGGCCACTGGAGAGCCGCGCGCGGCACCAGCAACTGGCGATCAATTGATTGTCGCAAATTACATTCTGCCGCTACAACCAGTCACCGCTCTGGTGTACGTGGTCGCGCCGACTGCTTCCCCGGTGAATTTCTCGATCAGCGGCATCCCCTCCGCGAAGCACAGCGCCGTGCAAGCGGCCATCGCCGATGTGTTTTTCAGGAACGGAATGGCCACCGGCGGCAGTATCCCGATCGCGTTTGTCTGGACGGCGATTGCCACGGTTTCAGGGATCAGCGATTTCGTCATCACGACGCCATCGGCCGACATTGCAAACGCTGCCGGTACGCTGCCGACGGTCGGCACCATCACCTACACCTGACGCCATGGCTCCAGCATATACCGCCGCTGATTACCTCAGCGCGTTGCAATCCCTATTGCCTCGCGGCCGCGTATGGCCGCGCGAGCCGGACGCGGCGCAGACGAAAGCCCTGTCTGGTCTGACGCCGACCTACGAGCGTCAGAACGTGCGCGCCAACCATCTGCTGGTCGATGCATTCCCGACGACGACAGTGGAATTGCTGCCCGAGTGGGAAGCGACGCTCGGTCTGCCCGACCCATGCGCCGGCATTGCTCCGACTATCCAGGCGCGCCGGGCGCAAGTTGTGGCGCGCTTTACTGCCTCTGGTGGGCAGTCGATCGCGTACATGACAGCGCTCGCTTTGAGCCTCGGCTACTCGATCACGATCACGCAATTTATCCCGGCGCGCGCTGGGATTTTGCGGGCTGGACAGCCCCTGTGCGGCAATGATTTTGCACATGCATGGCGTGTCAATGCGCCGTTAAACACGTCGTTTGCATTCCGGGCTGGCGCATCAGCGGCCGGTGAGCCATTGAGCTCTATCGGGAACACCGTTTTGGAGTGTGAGCTAAAGGAAGTTGCACCAGCTCACACAAATTTATTTTTCTCCTACTCTTAAATTAAGGATTTCTCATGCGTCGGATTGATGATCCAAGTGCAGCAGCAACGCTGCCAGTCCCGGAATCTCCGGGTACCGAGGGGTATTTCACGGAGGGCTTAGCTGGCGTCACGCCGGCGACCCTGGTGCGCGCCTCATTCCTCAATCTCGTCCAGGAGGAGCTGCGTGCCATCGTCGTCGCTGGCGGCCTAACGCCTTCTAAAACGACATACAACCAGGTGCTTTTGGCAATCGAGGCATTGATTCAGCAAAGCGCCGGAAACTATGCTCTCGACACGGGCACGGCCAATATCTATCAGGTCGCCTATGCGCCTGCCGTCACCGCTGTGACCGACGGTATGGTGCTCAAGTTTCGAGCAAAATTTGCCAACACTGCCGCATCGACATTCGCGCCGAACGCCATTGCAGCAGCGCCGATTTGGGGTGGCGACCATGCGGCGGTCGGTGGAGGTGAAATTATTGCGAACGGCGACGTCTGGGTGCAATGGAATAGCTCGCTGAACGGCGGCAGTGGTGCGTGGCTGTTGCTCGATTCGACCGGCGGGTTCCTGAAGTCGCCAACGCCTGCGCAGTTCGACAACAGCACGAAGCTGGCGACGACGGCGTTTTTGAAGGCTGCCGGGCTTCAACTCGGGGGACGGCTCGGACTAACGGCGGCCACTACCCTGACCGCAGCAACCGCGGCCGGAAAAGAGGTAATTTTATCCGGCGCCGGGATCTACGCTATTGCGCTACCGCCGGCGAATACCTGTCCCTCGGGGACGGCGATCTTGATGTTTTCCGTGGCCTCCGCGGGGATAACGGTCAACCGTCAAGGCGCCGACACGGTCAGCATAAACGCGGGAACCGCTCTTACGACTTTCAACCTGCTTCCCGGCGAATCGGCCCTGCTAGTTTCGGACGGTAACGCCGCATGGGACTTGCTTTCCGGTTCCGCTCAATTGCAATATGCGGGCAGCTTCGGGGCGTCCCTCGCGTCCAACGGATACCAAAAATTACCTAGCGGTTTAATTGAACAGTGGGGGGTAGTTACGAGCAACGCCACGCCGGGAGCCCTAGTCGCGGTGACTTTTCCAATTGCTTTCCCATCCACTTTGCTTTCCCTAGTGGTAACGCCAGTCAACCCATCCGCATCAACTACCGCAGCCTGGGCCGAAGCTCTGACGACCGGAGGTTTTGCCGCCCATTCAAGCGCGGCAAGTCAGCCGATCTACTACATCGCAAAAGGGAAATAGCATGACGAAATTTTACTCAGAAACGGCCCGCTTTTTTTTCTCGCTCGATATGCGTGCTGATTACGAAGCCACGGGCTCATGGCCTATCGACGCGGTCAAAATTTCCGACTCCGACGAGGTGGTAATCCGTGCGGGGTTGGCAACTGGCGGCACCGTGACCGGTACGTCCGGTGCCTGGACCGTTACGCCGCTCCCGCTCGCCCCTCTCGCCACACGCCAATCAACGCGATGGGAATCCATCAAAGAGGAACGCGATCAGTGCAAGTCCGGTGGCGTTTTAGTCGGCACCAAGTGGTTCCACTCCGACGCGGATAGCCGCATCCAACAAATCGGCTTAGTGATGATGGCGGCAAGTATCCCCGCTGGTTTGCAATGGAAAACGCTGGACGGCTCGTTTGTCACGATGACGCAGGCGCTGGCCGGCCAAATATTCAGCGCGGTGGCAACCGGCGATCAAACCGTGTTTTCGGTTGCGGAGGCGCACCGGGCGGCCATGCTGGCTTCTGCATCGCCTGAGACTTACGACTTCTCGGCGAACTGGCCGAAGATCTACGGCGAATGATGATCATCCTCTACCCATTGCTGGCGCTGCTCGACCTTTCCGCCACGATGTTCGCCTGCCTGCTCGTCAACTGGTGGGCGCCGCTGTTTGCGACGAGTGCCGCGCATCTTCCCATTTGGCTCGCATGGTTCGATACCTTCGATGCGGATCTTGACGCCGGCGGTGCTACTGACTATTGGGGCCGCGTGGCATGGCTCTATCGCAATCCTGCGTATGGCTTCAGCTATTGGGCGCTGGGCAGCGAGTTTTATTTTGACAGGTGGCACGTGTCGCGATGCGACCAAGGCCCGGGAAAGCCCTTCACGTTTATCGCGCTGTCGGATGACGGTCGATTCAACGTCCATGCCATCAGGTTTGGCATTCGCTTCAAGCTTGGATGGGCGGCGTGGAATATGTACGACGCTACCACCGGAAAGTGGAAGTCGACGCGATGGGGCCCCGCGTGGCGCATCCCGTTCGTTTTCTCTGTTTCAGTCGCTAGATAGGCCAAGCATGAGCACCATCACCGTCATCTTCACGAAGCGCCAATGGAATCCGGTATCGTGGCTGATTCGCTGGGCTGTGCCGCGTAGCCGGTTCGCACTGGCGCTATCGTCGCACTGTTTGATCGTTGATGGCGATCATGTCATTGAGGCGAACATGATCCACGGCGTTCGGCGAGTACCGACTGAGGTCGGCATGGCCGGACTGACGGTCGTGAAGACGGTCGATTACTCGGTGCAGGATGCCGAGGCGGGGCTCGTCTGGGGGCGCTTGCGGGATGGTGAAAAATACGATTATCCGGGAGCATTCGGGATTGCGATTCGTGTCGATCGTGATTGGGCGGAGCCGGGAAGATGGTTCTGCTACGAATTGGCTGCCGCCGTGCTCAAAGCCGCCGGCCGCGATGCGTTCGCATATGCCGGGTACATCACAGAAACGACGCTGCTATCGATTAAGCCGTGAGAATCACACGCCAAACCATGCCGCCTTCAGGGCGGTTTTTTTATGCCTAAAGGACGCGCATGAACCCACACGAAAAGGCATTCCCATGATGGACTACGAAGCGACACGTCTGGCGATTGAGGTTGTTGTTGCTGTCCTCGTTACCCCTTTCGCAATTGTCATGTGGTATCTGATCCGCAGGGTTATCGCAGATCAGAAGGGCTCAGAAGCTGCTCTTTCAGAGTTCAAGTTGCATGTGGCAACGAACTGTGTCTTGAAAAATGATTTCAAGGATGCCTTCGATACGATTTTTAAAAAATTAGATCGTATCGAGGACAGATTGAATCAGGCGAATCAGCACCAAGCGAGCAGCTCATGAATGTCACGCTCGAGCAGCTCATCAAGATCATGCCGCAGGCCAGCGCGAGCCAGCGGCGACTGTTCGTCCAGCCGCTCAACGACGCGATGGTCGAGTTCGAGATCAATAATGAGAAGCGCGTCGAGGCATTTCTCGCCCAGATCGCGTGGGAAAGTGGCCAGCTCCGGTATGTTCACGAGCTGGCATCAGGCAAGGCTTACGAGGGTCGCGCGGATCTGGGCAACGTCCACCCGGGCGACGGGGTGAAATACAAGGGGCGCGCGCTGATCGAGATCACCGGCCTGGCAAATTACATCGCCGTCATGATGGCGCTCGGCATTGATTGCGTCGAGCATCCGGAATTGCTCGAGGAGCCGGAAAACGCCTGTCGCGCGTCAGCGTGGTTCTGGAAATCACACGGTCTGAACGAATTGGCAGACGTAGGGAATTTTGAAAAGATCACGCGAGTGATCAATGGCGGTCTGAATGGCGAGAAGCAACGCTTGGCCCTTTGGGAAATAACGAAAGAGGTAATTGCATGAGCGGCGTCACGAGCGAACACGAGTACAAATCAACGCTGCAGGAAGATGTTTTCTATCCGGACCATGTCAACCCGCGCGCCGAGTCATCAACCTTTCGACACATGAAGCATGATGAAAAGGCGCTCGGCACGCGCTGCTGTATCAGCGGCCAGGCGGTCGACGTCGAGTATCACCATATTTTCTGTGAGTGGGCCTGGTCAGATGGCGTCGACTGGCATGCAGTCCACGGCGTCGCGCTCGGCATCATCACGCATTTGCCGGTCATCGATCTGGAAACCGACCAACCGACGACGGAACTGTACCCGGTTGAGCAATCGCTGCTGTACATGATGATTCAGATTTCCAAGGCACGCGGCTTCGACTGGTCGACGTTCGACCCGGAGAAACCTGAGACGTTTGTCGATTCCTGGTCGAACATGCTCCCGCTGCACAAGAAATTCCACCGCGGCAAACAGCACGGCGCACATGAAGAGACGGCCCCGATCTGGGGCTTCCAGATGTTCCCGCGCAAACCTGGCTTCGTCTATTCTCCGGACGAACTGCGTGCGCTTCACACGAAAGGCTGACTATGAACACGATGATCAAAGACATCCTGACCGGCATCGATGGCCAGTCTTACGCGCTGGTGAAGGTGATCGGCTTCGCTGTCGTGCTGGTGTTCATGACTCTGGAAATCGTTGCCTTTGCCACCGGCAAGCCCTTTGACGGACAGGCCTATGGCATCGGCGCCGGCGCCGCGATCGCAGCCATGGGCGCGGCCATCAAGCTGTCTGAAAAGTCCGAGCCGTCAGCATGAATCCGCTCAGCTCATACATCGGCATCGCCAAGATCGCCGCGGTTCTCGCGCTGGTGGCTGCCTTGGTAGGTGGATATTTCGCATGGCATCACCACGTTTTTGCGCAAGGCGAGGAGTCAATGAAAGCGGAATGGGACGCGGACAAGGCCGCGCGTGTGCAGGCCGACAATTCCGCGATCCTTACTCGAGTCAAAAATAACGAGCGCGAGCTCGATCAGCAGCACATCGACAATGCCAACATAACGAAAGTCCATGATGACGAAATATCTACTGTCCGCGCTGCTCTTGCTCACTCTGAGCGCCTGCGCATCGGCGCCGCCCTCTGTGGTGGACTTACCGCCCCCGCCAAAGCCGCAAGCGCCGGCAGCGGCGATGCGGCCGATCCACCCGGCCGGCTGGTTCAGCCAATCGTTCAACGAGATATTGACACGCTAAAACTGGCAGTTGAAACCGATCTGGCGACCGGGCGAGCCTGTCAGGCATTTGCGCGGGCCAATGGGATGGCGCCTAAATAGCGATCGCAGATACGAATTGCCCGACCGGGCAATAAAAAGACGGAGCGCCTGGCCGATCGCCTTATTCCGCAGTTTCCACCGCATACCTGCTATGTCGAAGTGTTCGCCGGCGGTGCGGCACTCTATTTTCTACGGCCGCCAGCTGATGTCGAGGTCATCAATGATATTAACGGCGACCTGGTCAACCTATATCGTGTGGTAAAGAATCACCTCGAGGAGTTCGTGAGGCAGTTCAAATACGCGCTGTCGAGCCGCGAGGTGTTCAAATGGGTTGCAGGACACGCCATCAGAGACCCTGACCGACATCCAGCGCGCGGCACGGTTTTTTTACCTGCAGCAGCACTGCTTTGGCGGTAAGGTCGACGGTCAGACGTGGGGCACAGCGACCACTGCACCGCCGGTCAATTTGCTTCGGATCGAGGAGAATCTATCGGCGGCACATTTGCGGCTGTCTCGCGCGTTTATCGAGAATATGGACTGGGCCAAATGCATCGAGCGGTACGACCGGCCGCATACGTTCTTTTACCTCGATCCGCCATATTGGGAGACCGCCGGGTACGGAGTCGACTTCGGTCTGGAGCAATACGAAAAAATGGCCGGCATGATGCGCGCGCTGAAGGGTAAGGCGATCATCAGCCTGAATGATCATCCGGATATTCGCCGCGCTTTTGACGGATTCCAGATGGACGCGGTGCCGATTCAATACACCGTCGGCGGGGGTGGCAAGGGCGCGGATCGGATGGAGCTGATCATCTACAGCTGGGATCGTGCCTCGGAACCGGCCGGTCTGTTTTAGGGGTGGCGGCCTTTGCGTCTTGCCGCAGGCTCAGGCGGCTAGGCGCAGAACAGTCCGGATCAAAATAGGGG